AAATGTGGGTGCAGGTTTTGGGTTAGGGGGGCTTTGTGAGTAGGGGACCGGCTCCGATGCCTACTCGGATGAAGGTTTTGACTGGTAATAGGGGGAAACGACCTTTGAATCCTAATGAGCCGGAACCTGCTGTTGTGATTCCTCGGAAGCCTCGGATATTGCAGGGGGTGGCTGCTCGGGAATGGTATAAGATTACTAAGATACTGCACCGGCTGGGGTTGTTGACCGAGGTGGATAAGGCTGCTCTTGCTGTTTACTGTCAGTTTTATCAGCGGTGGGTGGATGCGGAGCGGGAGGTTCGGCGGGAGGGGATGATTGTTTTTACTGATAAGGGGTTCCCGGTGCAGAGCCCTTATTTATCCATTGCCAATAAAGCAGCGGAGAGAATGACGAAGATGCTTACTGAGTTTGGCATGACTCCTGCCAGTCGTACACGGGTCCAGGTTGTAAAGCCGAAGCAGAAGAAAACCGGATTTGATGGGATCTAATTGAGAGACTATGAGGGGATTTCTGCGGAGTATGCCAGACAGGTTGTTTCTGGTGATATCTGTGTTGCGAAAATTACCAGGCAGTCGGCTAAACGACAACTTTCCGACCTTGAGCGGCAGGGTGATGATTTTGATTTTGTTTTTAATCCTGTTTTGGTTGATGCTCGGGGGCGTGAGTATCGTCCGGCAGACCGGATCTGCGGATTTGCTGAGAACCTGCAGCATGTCAAAGGGGTTTGGGCTGGGCGTGATATTGTGCTGGAGCCGTGGCAGGTGTTTTTTCTCAGTGTGCTTTTTGGCTGGGTTAATAAAAAGAGTGGGTTGCGGCGTTTTCGGGAGTGTTATGCGGAGATTCCAAGAAAAAACGGTAAGTCTGTGCTTGGTGCCATTATCGGGCTGTATATGTTTTGTGCCGATGGTGAGGGTGGGGCGGAGGTTTACTCCGGGGCGACTACCGAGAAACAGGCTTGGGAGGTTTTCCGCCCTGCAAGGTTAATGGCAAAAAACAATCCTGATTTCTGCGAGTTTTATTCTGTTGATGTCCATGCCAAGGATTTGACCACCCTTACTGACTTTTCCCGGTTTGAGTTGCTTGTTGGTGATCCCGGTGACGGTGCTGCCCCGCATGCTGCTATTATTGATGAGTTCCATGAGGCAAAAACGCCGGATCAGTATGACACCATGGCAACTGGTATGGGTTCTCGGGCTCAACCTTTGCTGTGTGTGATAACGACTGCAGGGAGTAATATCGCCGGTCCTTGTCATAGCAAGCGGGAGCAGGTAATAAAAGTTTTGGATGGTGTTTTTGATAACGACCAGCTTTTTGGTTTGATTTACACCGTTGACGATGGCGACGATTGGACAGATATCGGCGTTTGGAAAAAGGCAAACCCAAACTATGGGGTTTCTGTCTTTGCTGAGTTCCTGGACGGGCAGCTGCTGACAGCCTTACAAGATCCACAGAAGCAAAATGTTATCAGGTGCAAGCACCTTAATGAGTGGATGAATGTTGCTACCGCTTATTATGATATTGCTGCCCTTGGTAAATGTGCCGATGAATCTCTTTCCCTGGATGAGTTTGAGGGGGAAAATGTGTGGATCGGGCTTGACCTTGCCTCCAAAGAGGATCTTACCGCAAAAATTAAGGTGTTTAAGCGGGAAATTGACGGGGCGGATTATTATTATGCCTTTTGTGATTTTTATTTGCCGCAGGAGGCAGTGAAGGGAGCTGATAAGGCACACTATGCTGGCTGGGCGAACTCTGGAGACTTGCAGGTCACTGCAGGGTATCGGCTTGATGTTGATTACATCGAGGAACAGATAATTGATGATGCCAGGCGTTTTGAGGTTGTGGAGGTTCCCTGTGATCCTTGGAATATTTCACAGATGGCGGCACATATGGAGGACGAGGGTATTCCCATTGTTGAGATTAACCAGACGGTGCGGGAGTTGTCCGAGCCAACCAAGGAACTGAGTGCTCTTATCCGGGACGGGAAATTCTTTTATGACGGGAATCCGATTTTGAAATGGTGTTTGTCTAATGTTGTTTGCGAAGAGGACACCAACGGCAACGTAAAACCGAAAAAGCAACGGCATCAGCGACATTTAAAGATTGATGGTGCCATTGCTTTGATTATGGCGATAAAACGGGCGATGTTTGGGGAAGCGACTAAAAAATCAAAGTATGAAAAAGAGGAAATGCTGATTCTATGAAAAAAGGGAAACTCTTAACCGTTGGCATCGTAAGCAAACGGCTGTCCTGCTCCATTTCCAGCGTTTACCGTCTTATTGAATATGGCGATCTGTCGGCTGTCCGCACTGGACCGAAAAAGGGGCTGCGTGTCCCTGAAAAAAAGCTTGATGATTATTTGACCAGAAACAGAACGATTTAACTTATTGAAAACAAGCGAAAAATAAAAATGTTTGACTTTGCCGAAAAGGTTGGGTACGATTCTTGTGTTGCCGGAATACCGGTGACCGGGTTTGGAATCCCGACACAAAGGCGGACACCGCCTATTTTTTGATTGGCGGTTTTTTTATGTCCACGCCTCAACAAGTCTCTTTGGCTGTTGAGCAGGGAGCCTTCGGGTTCACCGTTCCTTTGTGCGGTATTCCAACCTGCTTAACAGCCATTTTTCGTTTGGAGTCGAGAAATGGTGAAAATTTATTTCACAAAGGAGCATTGTTATGAGCAGTCTGATTACCACCAGGTCCGCCACAGAAAAGATGTCCAGTCTGGACATTGCAGAACTTACCAAGAAAAAACATAATAAAGTGATGAGGGATATAAAATCACTTGTTGACCAGTCAGCAATAGGTGAGTCCAGTTTTGGACTCACCTCCTACACCGACAAGTCAAACAGAAAACAGTCAATGTACCTACTCGACTTCGAGGCGACCATGACTCTGGTCACTGGTTATGACGCCAAAAGGAGAAGTCAGGTTATTTCAAGATGGGTGGAGTTGGAGAAAAAAGAGCAAGACCCCATGAAAGCCCTTAATGACCCGGCAGCCATGCGGGGAATATTGCTTACCTATACAGAAAAAGTCCTTGCCCTTGAGGAAGAAGTAAAAGAAGCAGCCCCGAAAGTGGCTGGATTTGACCGGATTGCCACGGCTGACGGGCTGACCTGTATCACTGACACAGCCAAAACCTTGCAGATTCGCCCGAAAGACCTGTTCCTCTGGTTATCTGAAAACAAATGGATATACAGGAGACAAGGGGGAAAAGGCTGGATTGGCTACCAGAACAGAATACAGCAGGGAGTTTTGCACCATAAAGTTACAATGGTTTCTACTTCTGACGGTCGGGAAAAAGTTACCGAGCAAGTTTTAATCACTCCCAAGGGGCTGACACGTCTGGCAGGGTATCTGGCTGTGGAGGTTGCTCACGATGACGCATGAAGAACTAAAACAAAAAACAAAAGAAATAAAGGAGGCTACAGGTGCACTGGAAGGTGTGAAGAGAGCGATAGATACTGAGCATGTGGCTGAAGATCCCAATGGATACACACTTGGTACTCTTGTTGACGCTGTGGGCTTGCTTGCAAAACATATAACCTTGCTGATAATCGAATTGGAGGAACTGGCAGGCGTGCCTGAATATGATTGATTTTCTTTTGTGCCTTGGTTGGCGTTCTGCCGAGGCACACAACCACTCTTTTAAATTCTAAAAAAGAGTATTTCCCTGTTTTTCTTCCCTCCCGCTTAAAAAATTTTCTCAATTTTCTCAATTTTCTCAATTTTCTCAATTTTCCCACAAACATTTTAAATGTATGTCAGTGTTTTGGGCATGCTGCAGAGAATAAAAACATTTTTTACTAAGTCCGGCGGACAGAAAATTCTTAGTTCTGCCGATCTTGCCGACCTCCTGGGGGCTGGCTCTGGGACTTCCTCCGGTGTCAGTGTCAGCCCTGCGTCTGCCATGCGGTGCGTTGCTGTTTTTGCCTGTGTGCGGATTTTGGGCGAATCGATTGGACAGCTGCCTTTGATTCTTTATCGGAAAACTGCTGATGGTAAGGAACGGGCTGTGGATCATCCGCTTTATTCCATCTTGCACGATAAGCCCAACGGCTACCAGACCTCTTTTGAGTTTCGGGAACTGGGCATGGCTCGGTTGAATCTGCGGGGGAATTATCATTGTTTTATTAACTGGGTGGGCAGCGGGAAGAATCGGCGGGTACATGAATTGCTGCCGCTGGAAAATGTTGTTGTTAAGCAGCATGATGATTGGGGCATTGAATATACTGCCCGGATCGGGAACAAGACTGAGGTTATTCCGCCTGGTAATATTTTTAAGGTTATCGGGCTTTCTCTTGACGGGTTTACCGGGATTTCTCCAATCTCGTATGCTCGGGAGTCCATCGGGCTTTCCCTTGCCACGGAACGGCATGGTGGAAATGTATTTCGTACCGGGGCACGTCCGGGCGGGGTGCTTGTTCATCCACAGACTCTTTCCAAGGAGGCTGCTGCCGGGATAAAGGAACGGTGGGAGGCTGCCCATGGTGGAGATAAGCAGGGTGGCACCGCTGTTTTGGAAGAGGGCATGGAGTACAAAGCTATTTCCATGAGCAATGAGGATGCCCAGTTTCTTGAGACCAGGAAGTTTCAGAAACCGGAGATTGCCTCTATTTTTCGGGTACCGCCTCACATGATCGGCGATCTTGAAAAGTCTTCTTTTTCCAACATCACTCAGCAGTCCCTTGAATTTGCAAAATATACTGTACTGCCCTGGGCTCGACGCTGGGAGCAGTGCATTACCCGTGATCTGCTGTCCGAAGCTGACCAGAAAGCCGGGTATTACGTTGAATTTTTGCTTGATGGCTTGGAACGGGCGGACATCCAGACCAGGCATGTTGTGTATCGGTCCGGGATAAATGCCGGGATCTACAGCCCCAACGAGTGCCGGGCAAAAGAAAACATGAATCCCTATGAGGGTGGCGATACTTATCTGCGTCCCTTGAATATGGTGCCGCACGATCAGCCTGTTTTTACTCCTGATCCACCACCGGCAGCCGGGAAAAACAGTGCTGCCCCTGATACAAAGTCCGGATCTTCCATAAAAGAACGAAATAAATTGCGGGACAGCTATAAAAAACGATTTTTGCTTGCTGCCGGTGCCATGGTTGCCGGGGAAGTGGCGGACGTGAGAAAGGCTGTTGCCGAACATCTTGATACAAAGTCTGCGGAGACCTTGAAAGAGTGGCTGGATGAATATTACAGCCGTTTTGCTGTGTCGCCCCGGATGAAAACATTGATTGCTGAATATATGGAAAAGGTTTCTGCCGCTGCCCTTGCCGAGACAGACGAGGAAAGCGTGAAGGATTTGCAGACCTTTATTGATGATTACACCGATGGTTTGAGTAATCGCCATGGCGGGTCCAGTGTTGGACAGCTTACCGCTATCATTAACGACAGCGAACCGGATGCCCTTGCCGACGATCTGGACACCAGACTCGCAGAGTGGGACGACACCAGGGCTGGCAAGATAGCATCCCAGGAAGTTGTGCAGGGTGGGGAGTCTGTCTCCCGGTTTACCTGGGCAGCTGCCGGGGCTGTTTCGCTTATTTGGGTTACTCAGGGGTCTAAGACCTGCCCGTTTTGCCATCAGCTTGCGGGAAAGAAGGTTGGTATTTATTCGCCTTTCCTTGCTTCTGGCGATTCCATCACGGCAAGCAACGGATCCGGTATGAAAATTAACGGTAAAAAACTCCACGCACCAATCCATCGTGGCTGTGTTTGTACCACAGTCCCCGGATTTTGAGAGGCAGCAGATGAAAAACAAAACAAAGAAATATCTTGCCCGACCATTACAACTAAAAGAAGTGAACGACGACGGAACCTTTGTCGGCTACGGCTCTGTGTTCCATGTTGAGGACGACTACAAAGATGTGGTCGTACCTGGTGCCTTTGTAAAATCTCTGTCTGAGCACAAGACGCTTGGTAGAATGCCAGCTCTGCTCTGGCAGCATAACAGCAGCCAGCCAATAGGTGTGTGGGAAGAAATGATAGAGGACGATCATGGGCTTTTGTGCCGGGGTCGGCTGTTGATAGACGATGTGCAGCAGGCGAAAGAAGCCCATGCCCTTTTGAAAGCCGGGGCAATCTCAGGGCTGTCCATCGGATATCGCACCATTGTTGATGAGTATGACCGGGAATCAGGCATTTCAACACTTAAAGAACTTGAACTATGGGAAACGTCCCTTGTCACCTTTCCGGCGAACGATGCTGCCAGGGTAACGGGCGTGAAGACCATTCGTGATTTTGAAAAATTCTTGAGGGAATCAGGATACTCGAAATCGGAGGCTTGCCGTATTGCCTCGAAGGGATTTCCCCGGAGCGACTCCGGTCCCGATACGGAAGAGATTGAAAAACTTATGAAAGAAACCATTTCTATCCTGGAGGGATAAAATTATGGATGCTTTAAAAGAATTACTCGCAAAGCAGAAGAAAGCTTTTGCCGAGTTTAAAAAGACCAACGATGAACGGTTGGAACAGCTGGAAAAAAACGGCAGCGTTGATCCTGTACTTGCTGACAGTGTGGAAAAAGCGAATACCGATATCGGTGCCATCCAGAAACAGCTTGATGAGATGCAAGCGAAAATGAATCGTCCTGGTGCCGGTGGCTCTGAAAAATCTGATGATGTGCTTGCCCATGAGAAAGCCTTTTCAGGATTTGTGCGGAAAGGTATTGAAGATGGGCTGGAAGGTCTGGAAGCAAAAGCACTTAACGTCGGCACAGATGCTGATGGTGGTTACGCTGTTCCGGAAGAACTTGACCGGAATATTCTTACCCTGATGAAAAATGAATCACCAATGCGGCAGGAATGCCAGGTGGTTCAGATCGGGGCGGCTGATTATAAAAAGCTTGTTGATGTTGGAGGTACTGCGTCCGGCTGGGTCGGTGAGACAACTGCCCGTCCTGAGACAAATACCCCGCAGCTTGCACAGATCACCCCTTATATGGGTGAGGTTTACGCAAACCCTGCAGCTACTCAGCAGATGCTGGACGACTCGTTTTTTGATGCCGAGGGCTGGCTTGCCCAGTCTGTTGCGTTTAACTTTGCAGAATACGAAGCGGCAGCTTTCCTTTCCGGGACTGGCGTTTTGCAGCCCAAGGGAATCCTTGATTATACCTCTGTGACAACTGCTGACGATACCCGTGCCTTTGGGACTCTGCAGCATATCGCAGCCGCTGCCGCTGCAGTATTTACCGGCGATGAGCTTATCACCATGGTTTACACCCTTAAAAAAAGTCTGCGTACCGGCTCCAAGTGGATGATGAACAGTCTTACCACAGCCGCTGCCCGTAAGCTTAAGGATAGCACCGGGCAGTATCTGTGGCAGCCTGGTCTTGCTGGCGATCAGCCCTCTACTCTGCTTGGTTATGCCATTGCGGAAAACGAGGATATGCCGGACGCAACTACCGGTAACACTGCCATCATGTTTGGTAATCTCAAACGTGCCTATCTGATTGTTGATCGTATGGGAATTCGCACTCTGCGTGATCCTTACACCAACAAACCTTATGTGCATTTCTACTCTACTAAGCGAGTAGGTGGAATGCTCCAGGACTCAAACGCCGTCAAGCTCTTGCTCCAGGCGTAGGCTGATAGTCGTAGCAGTGTAGCAATAAACAATCCCGGCATCATCACCGGTGCCGGGATTCTTTAAAGAGGAAGGAAAATGAAAAAAGTCACCCTTGAGTTTGCCATGCGATCAGGCGGCACGACATACCCGGCAGGAAAAGAAATAGAGTTGCCGGACGATGTGTACGACATCGCCGTGGAACATGAGCTGATTGCAAAAAAGAAGGCAGCACCAAAGAACAAAAACAAAAAAGCAGCACCAAAAAACAAATAAAAAACCGTGAAAACAGTCCTTATCACAGAACCGGCAGTAGCTCCTGTCAGCGTTGACGCCCTCAGATTCCACTGTGTTATTCCGCACAGTGAGGACGACGAGTATCTTGCCTCGCTGTCGCTTGCTGCGGTCAGTCATATCGAGTCTGTACTTTCCCGCAAGCTGATTAATCAGACGTGGCGGGTGTACTTTGATGACTGGCCCCAGGACGCAGAAATCATCCTGCCATTTGGGAATTGTCAGTCTGTGACAAGCATTGTTTACAAGGACAGTATCACCGGGGCGGAAAATACATGGGACCCTGCAAATTACATTGTTGATACTGCGGCAGTCCCTGGGCGGGTGGTTATTGCTTATGGGCAGTCGTGGCCTGATGCGTCGCTTTATAATGTTAATCCAGTTTCTGTTACTTTTGTCACCGGATATGGGGCTGCACCGGCGGATATCCCTGATGCCATGTTGCACGCAGTAAAGCTTTTGGTGGCTCACTGGTACGAAAACAGAGAGATCGTAAACGTGGGGCAGACCGTGACCAACGTGCCGAAAACCGTTGACGCTCTGCTCTGGCCCCATAGACTTTTCGGGTTTTGATATGCGGATAGGGAATATGCGTCACCCCATATCGATACAGCAAAAGACACGGATCAGGGACGAGATAGGGGCGTGGCAGGAATCGTGGTCTGAGGTTGTGAGTTGTCGGGCTGCTATCTGGTCTATTTCTGCCAGCGAATCGGCTGCGAGTAACCGGCTGGACTACACCACGACCCATAAAATACGGATACGGTACTTGCCTTCCCTTACCCCGGACATGCGGGTGGTTTTCGGGCGACGTGTTTTTGAGATTGCTTCGATTATCAATATTAATGAGGGTGGCAGGTTGATTGATCTGATTTGCCGGGAAACTGTATGAACGATCACCGAATTGAGTGGGATGATGTCAGCGTAAAAAAAGAACTCCGGGCAGCTACCCAGGCGGCAAGCTTTACCGCTGCGGAAGGGGTGGCAGTGCTTGCCCGTATGTTTGCCCCGGTGGGTAATCGGCAGTATGTGGCACGGCGGGGCGGTAAGGAATGGCAGAGCAGGAGACCAGGACGGCTGCGGAGATCTATACACGCTTACCGCTCGAAGTATCCAAACGGCGGGGCTGTGGTGGTTGCCGGGGGGCAGGTTTCTTTTTATGCGAGATTTGTGGAACTTGGAACACCTGGCACAAAACGGCGGGTGCAGAAAGTGAGTGGCAAAAGAGACAGAAACGCAACAAGAACCCCGATACAGGCGAACCCGTTTATGGGCAAAGCCCTGAAAGCATCGGCGGGGAGGATACGGGAAGTGGTAAAAGATGAACTCGACAAAGTGCTGGCACAATGAAAGCATTATTTGCAGCCATTGAAACGCTGTTTACAGGTTCGGCACTGGATACCGCTCTGGACGGGAAGCTGTTTTTGTATGAGGCTCCGCAGGATATCGACGTGCCTTTTGCTGTTTATATGATGGAGTCCGACAACTCTGATTACACGTTTGATTCAAAATCTCATGAAATAAGCCTGGTGTTTTTTGTTGAATCATCAGAAGGGAATGCCGTTGAGGTCTGCGACAATCTGGAACTTTTGGAAGCACTTTTTGACGACTGCAAGCTTGCAGTGTCGGGATATAGATTTTTACGCATGGAAAGAAAGGATGTGCAACTGGTGCATGAACCCGGTGAGAACTGGCAGTATATGGCACGCTACAGAATACTCTTAGAAGAGGAATAAAAGATGGCAACGTACAACGGACGGGATGCCCGTGTAACTGTGAACGCATCAGCCACGGAAGCAATCGTAACAGAGATCGGGAATTGGACTGTGGATATGGGGACGGATGAAATTGACACCTCTGCCTTTGGCGACGGCTGGGGAAAGTCTGATGTCGGCATGAAAAAATGGTCCGGCAGCCTTACCGGGTTTGTTGATCCGAAAGACACTACCGGGCAGGCTGTTGTGGAAGCGGCTTTTCAGTCCGGGGCTTTGCTGCAGGATATCCGTTTTTATCTGGCATACAGCACCACCAGCGGCGAGGATCTTATTTACCTTGCTCCGGATACCGTAGCCGACTCAAACGCCGGCTTGCGTGTAACCGCTTACAAGTATTCCCAGGATAAAGCAGGGGTCGGAACACTGAGCGTTACCTTTTCCGGCTCTGGACCCGTGAAAGTTACGACCTCAACGGTGGCTTAATGCGATTTGACAGAACAGACCTCAACCCCGGCGTATGGTTTTACTTTAAAGACGAGCCTGTAAACGGCGGAATCTGTTTGCGTCGGGTCTCTGCTGCCAAGATGAGCGAGATCCACAAGCAGACCCGAAAGACAAAGGTGGAGTTTCGCCGTGGTCGTCGCTATGAGTCTGTGCAGATCGACGAGGATAAAGAGGATCTGCTGCTTTGGGATTATTGCATTGCCGACTGGCAGGGGCTGGAAGATGAGTTTGACGATGTTATCGAGCCAACAGCAGAAAACAAGAGAATGCTGATGTCTGAATCTCCGGACTTTGCCGCATTTGTTACCGATTGCCTGGAGCAGCTGGACGGGCTGGACACTAACCGGAAGGAAAAGGAAGCAAAAAACTCATAGCATACCTGGAGCGAATGGCAGAAAAACCACCCTGCCGGGTATGCGAAAAAATAAACGGTGGAGATTGCCCTTGTGACACCTGTTTGCCTGAGCTTATGCCAGGGAACAGGGACGCAGCCATGGTCTACGAGCTTGTGCGGAATCAGGTGCGGAAGCATGGAGGAATTACAGAGATTGACCAACAGGTTTTACTATCAGTTATCGGCGTATATCAACTTGCAGATCAGGCTGACTGTTACGAGCGTGTAACCGCTGCCGGACGTGATCTTTTAAACAGGTGACATCATGAAAGTAGGCTCAATATATGTCGGCATAAAGGGGGATACCAGCCCTCTTGACAAGTCTCTGGGCAAAGCACGGGCAATGGCTACCGCCGGGGCTGATAAAGTGCAGTCTGCCTATGATAAGGCGATGACAGGCGTAAAGAATGCGTCTGTCAATGCCACAACCGCCATGAAAAAAGGGTGGACATCGCTTAAAGGTGCATGGGTTGAGGGAGTTGCCGCAGTTGGGGCATTGGCTGGAGCATGGAACACAATGAATACCGCTGCAAAGGCACAGCAGGAAGAACGAGCCTTTGCCGCCCTTACCGCATCATACGGAAAGGGATCTAAACAAATTATTGAAGGATTAAAGGCAGCATCGCAGCAGACAGTATCCACCATGGATCTGATTAAGTCGGCAGGTACTGCGATGATGATGGGCATTAATCCGGAAGATACCGTCAAGCTGATGGAAGTTGCTGCAGCTACTGCCAAAATGACCGGGCAGGACGTGACCACAGCTTTTTCTGATATTTCGCTTGCTGTTGGCAGGCAGTCCCGGATGATTCTGGATAACCTTGGCATTATTGTTGATGTGGGCAAGGCGAATGAGGAATACGCAACAGCCCTTGGCAAAGCATCCACAGCCCTTACCGACACCGAGAAAAAACAGGCGTTTATGAATGCCACCTTGAAAGCCGGGGCTGAACTTACCGAGCGGCTTGGTGGTCAGACGGATACTGCTGCAGACAAACTGCAACGGTGGGCTGCAGGATGGAAAAACGCCCAGGTAATCATAGGGAAAAGCTTACAGACACTTGCCATGGGCATAGAGGCTCTTTTTACCGGTATCGGTCTTTCTATAAACGAAGTGGTGGGGCAGTTTACATCTATACCGGCAACAATATCAGCGGCTTTTTCTAAAATTCCAGTCGCTGGAAAACTTCTGCAGCCATGGGCTGACGGTCTGAAATTTATAGAAGAAAACAGCAAAGGTGCCGCCGATGTCGGACTGAACCACATGAAAGAAACATGGGAGACCATGCTTGCTGTATGGCAGGAAGGTGAACCAATAGCGGGGAGAGTATTACAAAACCTGCAGGACCAAAAGCAGACAGCCGAAGACCTGGCAACTTCTCAAAAGAATCTGCTCGACGAACAAAAGAAAGCCTACGACGAAAAGAAAGCGGCAGAAAAACAGATGTATGAAGAAGCTGGGCTCGGTGCAGAAAGCTACTACGCCAATGAAGCAAACGAGCTGGTCAAAAAGGCAAAGCGGTGGCAGGATGCCGGGGCGGATATTTACGACACTGAACAGTGGTTGTATGAGCAGATAGGCGTTCTCTCTGCTGCCGCATGGGAAAAAGGCGAAACTGAGGCAGGGCTTGCCATGGATTCTATGATGGCACAATCCTCAACTCTGGTTGACGAAATGACAGCCGCCACAGCTTCCGGCATGGAACAGCTTAATGCCCTGGGCGTTGAGATAAAAAACCTTGATGGCTCATATATCGGCATTACCGCTGCCATGGACGGGTCCGGGATTGTTACCGAGATTGACAGCCTTATTGCAAAGTTTGACCAGCTGCGAGTTGCTGCCAGTATAAACACTTCTGCCCCTCCTGCTCCTGCTCAAAAACAGTTTGAGAATACCGATCCATCATTATCTGCTGCCCAGGTTGCCGCTTTGCAGGGTGGGTCTGGAGGCACGACTATCAATATAAATCAGCAGGTGTCACGATCCGATGTGACTGCGATAATCAGTGAGCAGAACCGGCAGGAGGACAGAATATAATGCCGGTTATCCGTTTTGAATCCGGAGCCAATGTGCTCCAGTTTTCGCAGAATATTTCCCTGCCAGTCTCTCGCCCTCAAGAAAAGATGCAGGTTGTGGACCGTACCGCAGACAGTACAACGCAGCGTGAAGAACTTGCCCCGGATATTTATACCCGCATCCTCTTTTTTAAGACGATGCCGAAGGCTGATTATCTGCTGCTGCAGACATGGTTTGACGATATTGCAGAGGGGACCATGAACGAGTTTACTTTTGTTGATGAATCCGGCGAGAGTATGACCGTTATTATCCGTTCACCGAAACTTGATTTCAAGGAAAATCCGGAAGACTGGTTTTCCGGCACGTTGGTTCTGGAGGTCGTGGCGTGAGAAGCGACCTGACCACAGCATTTATTGCAGCAAAAGACAAGACTGCACGCCGACCCCGGCAACTGCTTGTTTTTTACTTTGCCGAAGAGACTGTTTATATCAGCGATCAGGAAATTGACCTGGGCGGGGTGACGTACCAGCGGCTTGTTGAATCATGGGGGATGCTCGACACTGCCGGAGACTCGGAGCAGGACACGGGCGAGATCCGGCAGATGTCTGTTACCCTCTGGAATGGTGGGGACAGCCGTTTTTCCGACAGGTTTTTATATGAGTCGCCTGAAAATGTTGAGGTGGACTTGTATCAGTGGTTTGTGGGGACGGCGGACAGCGACAAGGCATTGATAGACCGTTTTGTGATCCGTGACCCGATCCACTACGGCGAGGCATCCGCCCTGCTCACCCTTGACCTTGTTTCCATCTCCATGCGATATGATGGACCGGTTGGCGATTTACTCAGTGCTGACGATTACCCGTATGCTGCGGAGTCTGACATTAACCGGGGTATCCCTCTTATTGTTGGTTCGCCTGGTCAGGTGGCTACCCTTGTGGGCAAAACTGCCCCGGAAGCTGTTATGTCCGGCTCTATTTTGTTGCTGCCTACCATCGTCAATGTGCAGGGTGATCTTGATGACCTTGGTTTTCCGGCATCGGGCAAGATCCAGATTGACACAGAGATAATGGAGTACAGCGGACGGGATGCCGATACCTTTACCGTATCTGTCCGGGGGACAGATGGCACCACAGCTGCCGAACATTCCGACGGTGCTGCCGTGGTGCAGCATATCACCGACCATACTTATATTGTGGGGCAGGAGTGCTCTGCCATTGATGATGTGCGGGTTGGTGGTGTCCCTGCTGTTAGTGGGACATATAGTGTCCAGCCGACGGCTAACCCGGCAACTATTACCTTTTCCGAAAAACCGACATATACGGGTTACTCACGGGGAGCCAGGGAAACATCACTGGACTTTGATGCTGCCACCGCTGCAAACGGGGCATTCCAGCCGCATTATGCCTATCTTGAGGACAAAAAAAGCAGTGGGGCTTTGCTGTCGGTAAATTATACGCCTTTGGCTGTGATACAGACAGATGCTGCTGTTGATGACGGGGAGGTTGTCCGGGCGTTTTTGCAGGTGGAGCACTGGGCTACTGCTCAGTATTTGCATGATTCTGTTGAGGTGTGGGTTGATGGTATCGGGGTGGTGGGGACTCTGGTTAAGCCAAATGAGGCGGATACCGTTGATTTTTCGGCTGAGGTTGATATTGACCATGGGCATACGCATCAGACTGGTGGCGATCATACGCATGATAGTGTTGATCCTTCGTTTTTGTCCAACACCGACGATCATCTGCATGATCTTAATGGGTCGGAGTCTGCCGTAGTTGGTACCATAGACACCTCCACTCAGGAAATGGATGCCGGGTCGTGGGGTGATACTCTGTATCTCCCTTATGGTCCGTACAACGCCAACACCACACGGGCTTTTGTCCAGTTTAAAGTTGTCAGTTACACCTGTTATCAGTCTGATGGTCCGTGGGTTGAGATTGGCGGCGAGCGGATAGTAGCAGGAGATACCAGCACTCACGGGGCATGGATTACGAGCAAGACAAGTGTGCGGCTCGATGCCGGGGGTGGATATTGTACCTCTGTGACACCGCTTATACGGGTGCAGATTGTTGACATTACTATTTACGTTTCTGCCTCTGTCACATCTGAAACGCCCATCCCTATCACCACCCAAAAAACTGCGTCAGGTTCTGTTGACGGGCTGCAGCAAACAACCAACACGATCAAAGCAGCAACCGATGTTGACGACCTTTCCACCACCAACCGGCAGCTGGAAAATATTGTTACCGCAAGTTCCTCCCGCTCTGTTGTGCAGCGGTTTGACCTGACTAAATATCTGGAAACCATTGACTGGGCGTTTTTCCAAAACCGTGAAGTACAGCTCAGATACACCGGCACGGCTGACAGTGCCAAGATAATTGTCACCTATATAAATTTTCTGGTGGAGTACCGGCAGCGGGAAATAAACTTTTCCGACGATGTTACCTGCTCACCCACCGGGGCTATTGGAAACCGCCCGGACGAAGTGATTACCCATCTGCTCACCACCACTGCCGGGCTTGATGCCTCACGTCTTGACACAGCAGCGGCAGCGGTACGGCTTACCGCCCTTGGTTACTCACTGAACGGGGTGATACCTGCTGAGATATCTGTCAGGACTGCCATAAAAAATATCTGTTATCAATCACGGTGCCGCCTTATCTGGTCCGGCGGAAATGCAAAACTGATTGTCCGGGAAAAGTCGGACTCCTGGGGAAGCGTTAAAAGTATTTTACCGCAGGATCTGCAGATTAAGTCCGTTAAAGTCAGGCGGCAGCCGGTGGCGGAGATCGTCAACGATGTGAACGTATTTTTTAAGAAAGATCATACACAGACCGGGGATGATAAAAACCTGTATGCCATGTCCGCCAATGCTGCCGATACGGATTCCATCAGCAAAAACGGATTGCGGCGGAATGATGCCGGGTTTCTGTTTGATCTGGTTACGGATCAGGCAATGGCGGAATCGTTGGCTGATTTTTATATGTGGCTCAAGGGCAGCCCGTCTACATTTTACGAGTTTGCCTGTTATCTGTCTCAGTTTGATCTGGAAAAAGAGGATGTGGTTACGGTGACGAGCCGGAACTTTACCGATCTTATCAGACGGCGGCTTGTGATTCGGTCTGCTGACAGGATTTTTGGGTCTGCTAAAAACTCGGTTATTAATCTGTATAAGATTTTGGCGGAGTCTATCCGGCAGCGGACTATTCTTGTCAGTGCCGAGGACACCATGACCATTCTGGACGCTCTCAGTATAGAGGAGCATGATGGGGTGATATCTGAGGATCAGACAGCTTTTGCTGATGTGCTGGTATCTCAGGTTGTGGCTGTTGATGCCGACACAGCTACCCTTGCTGACGTGTTGGTAAATACAATCGTTATGGTTTTGGAAACGGCAGAGACTGCCACCCTTGGCGATAGTCTTGTGGCGGAAATGGTTGTGGTGCTTGACGATAGCTTTTCCATGTCTGACGAGGTGCTTGATACTTACGATGTGTCTGCCTTTGCGGATGAGTTACTTACTGATAGCGGTTTTGGTTCGCCCCTTGGCGACGGCTTCGGGCTTGTGCCTTTTGGCAGCCCTAAATAATGGAGTAAAAAAAATGAATAGAAATATTGTGATGAGCGGTGTTCTGGAGCAGACTTTGACAGGTCCGGACGGAAAGGTAAAGGCACATGATGTGGTTACAAACCTTATTGTTTCTGCCGGGCGGAATCACGTTGTGGATCAACTCTCCGACCAGGCACAGGCGGCAATGTCGCACATGGCTATCGGCACCGGGACAACCACCGCAGCCCTCACCGATACAGCACTTGGCACCGAGGCACACCGGAACGCTCTTACGTCCACCGTTGCCGGTACCGGGACAGAAAATAACAAAGTTACCTATACGGCAGATTTTGCAGCAGGTGAAGGCACCGGCACCATTACCGAAGCTGGTATTTTTAACTCCAGTTCTGCTGGGACCATGCTTTGCCGGACAGTATTTGCGGCAAAGGAAAAGGCGGCAGGAGATACGCTGCGACAGGTTTGGACTATTACCATATCAAGCTGATTTATGGACTACAGCACAAATATAGGGCTTATGACTCCACCGGTTGGCGACCCTCCTGGAATATATCCGTGGAGTGATAACGTTGCGATCTTTGAAAAGATTGCCTTTGCTCTGTCGTCCAGGAATCGGGTGGTGTCCGGGTGTGCCACTACACTGTCGGGTGGATTGGGCGGCAATACTGCTCCGGGTGTGATCTTTATCGGCGGGGAGTTGGTAACGATTCCGTTGACCATTGGCGGGACTATTGCCGGGGTGCCTTCTGCAACAGATCATAACCCATTAAAGCTTAACTGGTTATGGCTGGATGATGCCGGGGTACGGTCCCATTCCGACGTTTTGCCGAGCGGCGAGTTTGTTTTGCTTGCTATCTCCATTGGTGATCCTGATTTGGGCATTGTTAATTTTTGCGATATCAGCCGGATTATGGTTGAGATTACAAACGTGGCACGCACAGAGGGTATGGACTTTGATTACACCGACATTTACGGCAGTGGGACTGTTACCTATACGCACAACCTGGGGCTCACTGAAAAGCCTGTGGTAACGGTGTGGGACGATAGCGGAGTTATGCGGATACCGGACAGCGTGACGGAAGTGGACAGTAATACCATATCAGTTGATATCACATCACACATGCCAGCGTACAACACCTGGCATATATCATTAACGAGGTGACAGCTTGACGACTTACTCTGCAATCGCCCGGCTTCGGACACCGGAATCAAATAAGTTTAATTGGGACGAGGAGTGGGCGGATAATGCCGAAATTGTGGATACCATTATCGGTTCTGTACTTGGTGCAAATAAGGTTTTGACCGGTGGCGACATAACCTTTACCGCCTCTGACAGAATAGACATAGACGGCTGTACTTTTTTCCGGGCAGGGGCTTATGGCTCGACTACCAGTACATATCTTATTTTTACCCCTGCACCGGACGCAGACACACCATATAAATACTGGGTGTATGTAAACAGCAGTGGGGCGGTTGCGTTGTCTGCTTCTCCGCCAACCGGTGATTATGTGTTGCTTGGTTTGCTCGATATAACATACACAGCCAACACGGCAGCAGACCTGCGTCAGTATGGGTATGGGAGCAAAACGTATGATCTGTCTTTTTTAAATGGCGACCTGACAGGAACAACACTCACAGTCACTCACAACATGAATATTGAGTATCCGGCAGCCGTGACAGTCTGGAACGGGTCTGGCGTGGAAGTCACACAGCAAACAACAATCACAAGCACAGGTGTCAACTCGCTGACCGTTGATCTGACAGGGTTTACCCCGCTCAGTGGGACGTGGACACTCGCAATACGAGGATAAAAACATGAAAGCAGTGGGGCTTGACGGACATAACGGGGCTTTTTTTCCGGAGTTTACCAGGGGCGAGACCGTACCCTTTTCTTTCCAGATCACGGACGACGACGATCAGCCCAAAGACATCACCGGGTGGATGCTCTATGTTGCAATGACCACCAGCCGCAGCTGCTACGATGCCAACACGCCGGAGATAGACAAGGCGATAGCCCCACAGGATGCCCCAAACGGGATCTTTTCCGGGGAAATAACAGACGACGAAACCTTTGGACTTGCTGCCGGGACTGTTTACGGCTCTATCCGGGTGATTGATAATAACGGACGGGCCTTTGTAGTAGACAAGGCACGGCTCACAGTGGGCGAATGTGTAAGCCCTCGGAGGGTGCAATAATGGCAGAGTTTACGATTAAGGCTATCAGGTACGCAGGGATTGGCGAACCACCGGCGGATGGGACACCTTATTCCAGGCAGGATGGGAATTGGATTGCATCACCTGGGGCCTCTGGTGGCGAAGCGAATACGCTGACAGATCAGGGGACCGGTACCGGCACACTTGCCGGGACAAAAGCCGGGGTTGTTTTGGGGTTGAAGACACTGGCAGCAGGAGCAAATGTGACAATCACAAACGGAGCCGACGAAGTGACAATAGCAGCCAGTGGCAGCGGGACAAGTGGTGCGAGTGGGTCGTTTATGACATTTGATAATAAGCAGATAACTGTGGTCGATGGTTTGATAACAGCAATTACAGGGGTATAGGTATGAGATTTGTAATTTTGATTATGATTATGCTGCTCAGTGTGTCGGCACAGGCGGCACAGCAGACCATAGGCGACGGCACCACAGACCCTTTCCGGGTTGAATCGGTAAAAATAAATGCAAATTTTACGGAGTTGTATGGGCTTGACTCTTTTGGGATTACTGCATCTGATATTTTGAACTGGGACAGTAAGGAACCGGGGCTTGGTAATCCTGCAGCGACTGGATACATATTATCGTCAACTACTGCTGGCGTAAGGTCGTGGATCTCTCCTGCCAGTGGTGGGGGTGGTGATATGCTGAGTACAAATAATCTGTCTGATGTTGCCAGTGCTGTTACGAGCCGTGCAAATCTTGGGGTTGAGATTGGGGTTGATGTTCAGGCTTATGATGCGACGTTGCTAAAATCTGCGGATATTGGGGCGACGGTGCAGGGATATGATGCCACTACGCTAAAGGCTGCTGATATTGGGGTAACTGTCCAGGGATACGACGCTACCCTTTTAAACTCTGCAGATATTGGCACGACTGTCCAGGCGTACAATATAAATAATGCGTTAAAGGCTGATATTGCTGTTGATAGTGCTGTTGCTGCCAATAGTGCAAAAATCAGCAATGCCACACATACAGGCGACGTTACAGGATCGACGGCTTTGACCATTGCCACCGGAGCGGTGGGCAGTGATGAGATTGCAAGCACCGGTGTTGTTGCCGGGAGTTATACTTTGTCGAGCATCACTGTTGATGAGGATGGGCGGGTGACTGCTGCCAGTAGCGGTTCGGCTGGCGGGACTGGTGATATGTTGAGCACAAATAATCTGTCTGATGTTGCAAGTGCTGTTACGAGTCGGGCAAATCTTGGGGTTGAGATTGGGGTTGATGTGCAGGCTTATGATGCTACCAACGCCAATGCTGCTACTTTTGCGAGCCCTCCGGCTATCGGGAGTGGTACTCCGGCTGCCGGGGCGTTTACCACAGTTTCTGCAGATGAGTTTTTGTCTTCTGCAGCAGATGGAGACAGAGCACAAGTATTCGGAGAAAATACCGCATACACTCCGGCAGCAGGGGAGGAATCAATTTATAATGTTGGTGGTGATTTGCGGATGGCAGAGGGTGGAAGTTTAGTTGGGAGTATCGCTGTTACGAGTGATATTACTTACGGCACTCTTGATACTGCCGGAGATGTGGGGACCGGAGCTGGGCAGCTTGCGATAGGGAACCATACGCATACAGGGGTTTATGAGCCTGCTGATTCTACAATTCTGAAAGATGCTGATATTGGGGTAAATGTCCAGGCTTATGATGCAGATACGGTTAAAGCTGATACGGCGACAGACCACACAGGAGTATTAACAGCAACGACTAATACGTTGTCCTACGCCACGGATACTACCCTTACTGCGACAAATGCAAGGGGTTCTTTTATCTTGGCAACGGCTGCAATGACATTGACTTTGCCGGATGCAGTAGCAGGATATTCTGGCTGCTTTACTGCAGGGCAAGGAGTGGCTGCAATTATTCAACTCGCTCCGGCTACTGGTGATTACCTTGTGATTGATGGTGTGCGTGGAACGGCAGCAACGGCAAGGGCATCAGGTGGTGCTGCAGGGGATAAGATTTGTTTTATAGCTGCCAATGCCGATGATTGGTACATTACAAGCGAGGTCGGCACATGGTCAGAATAAGTAAAATGCTTGGGGTACTTTTTGTCCTGTTGATGCTACCTGGTGTTTGCTTTGGCTGGGGTACTTTTCCTGGGCAGATGGATAGTGTATCCACTGGCGTAACTCCTCCAACTTGCGATACTGGGACTGTTGACCAATCACAACAAGTGACAGATAGTAGTTTTAGTGGGGCAGGCTTGGCGTTTGGGCAAAGTTTTATTGTCAGTTCAACTGGCTCTGTGTACTCAGTATCTGCCACGATAAGTGGAGATAATAACTCTTCTACGATAGAGTGCAGGATAGGAACATCTGCAGACCTTACTACCTACCTTGATACTGACTCAGCAAGTATCACTTGGACTAGCACGGCAAATGTCAAGCATGAAGCAGTATTCTCAAATCACCCAAGTCTTACAGCAGGGACTACATATTATATGGGATGTGTTGTCTCTGATTCAGGACACTCTTTCATGAGGTATGCAGCTGATGGAAATCAATATGCAGATGGCGATTATTACTATGGGTCTTCTGGGTGGAGTATGGCTCAGTACACAACCAGGGATTTGGTATTCGAGGTAAGCTTATGCGATTGATTTTTGTATTAACACTGGTTTTACTTTATTGCCAACAAGCAAGCTCAGCAATTCTGTATGAGGAAAGCTTTGACGCTCAGGCAGATTGGGAGCCTATACAGCCAACGTCTGCAAACACAGCATTGGCGTACTACAATGGCGAGGCAAGTATCCCCGACAATTTTCACAACTACCGAGTAGACAATACTGTTTACGGAGCAAATAATTCACACCAAACGCTGAACATAAGCAACGAAAACTATCGTGGCACATCGGGAAAAGGGCTAACTGTGTGGCACGAATCCGGAGAAACAAGCTGTGGCGGGGGTGCTCATTACTGTTCCGATGGAATTTTGAGCCTTTATCTCCCGTCAGGGTACTCTGAAATGTGGGTCCAGTTCTACATGAAGTGGGACACAAGTTACAGTATGGCACTTACAAATAGTGTTGATCCCCAAGTAAAGACGTTTAGGATAACCCACTGGGACGAATCAGCAGGTATAAGTCCATTTACATTCTTTGACGCTGGTGCTCAACGTCCAATTAATAACGCTCAAATAGCTGCTTGGAACGGTGGGAATGCTAATTATAGTCATTTCACAGCGTTCCGGTATGAGAACACATATTACCCAGATAACGCAACACCGCCCCATGTACGCAACCGTTCAGACTACTATTCGGATGGAGGGCAATATGACGGAACTGGTCCAGCCTTTAATGATCCTGGAGAACCTGGTGATGGCTCATGGCATAAATACGTCTATCATGTAAAAATGAATAGTGCTGTGGGCGTAGCTGATGGGGTGTCTGAAACGTGGGTAGACGGGAGACTCCTCTTTTCTGACAGTACGCTTGCATGGAGTGATTCTGGCTCTGTAGCAAGCCCAAGAAAGAATTGGAATATGGTTATGTTCGGTGGTAACTCATTCAATGAGTTTGATCCTGTTTTTACTAATTACTCAGAACAGTATTACGCTTTTGATGACATCTGTGTGGCTACTACTGAGGCGGATCTTGCTGGATGCTTTGGTGGAAAAACATACCACACAAATGGCTCAATGCCATTACTCAACTAACGTCAAAGCAACAACTAAGACAAACAGCACAATAAAAGGGAGAAAAGGTGAGTGAAATCGCAACATGGTTTGAAATTGTTTTACTGTTTATCCCGATCATCTTTACCGCCGTTATGTACTATGGGGTGTTTGTCAGGCAACAGGCAAAGCAGACGGCAGATATTTCCCACCATAAAGAGACAAGCGACAAAGAAATAAATTATCTGAAAGACGAAATAAAAAAACACAGCGACTGTATGGCTGTTATTAAATCAAAACACGATAAGATGAATGCACACATTGGAAAGTGCATCACGGAACCGCAGCACGACATATTGCAGAGTAAATGCCAGCGGGACATATTCCGGGCGATTGATGATATCAAAAAAGATATTGAGCGGCACAGCTCAAAGCAAGACACCCACGGGGAAAAGCTTGGTGAAATCGTTGGATTTATACAATCCCTCCGGGGAGAATTAAAAGGAATGGGGGTATTGCGTGAGAAAAATTAATATTGGCTGCGGAATAATAATTATGTTTTTGCTGGCTGCTTGCTCAACTGCGGACACCACCGGAGACATCACAAAACGGGAATACGATATAACAATCCGCAATAATGGCAGCGGGAACATCGTGTTATACACGCCGCTATCAGTAGATGCACAGACAGACCAGAAAACAAATCAAACGACAGACAACGACCCGGCAAACACGATATCACCAAAAACAGAGATGTCTATTCCGGACAGTATCGCATTGTCCGGAGCAAAAAGCCTGGGCGGAGTTGTTGAGGCGTTATCCGGTGACACCGCAGCACAGAAACCCACAGAAATACTGCCAGGCGTGACGATCCCGGAAGGATTGATAAAGCCACCTGCAGGCTCAGCAAAGACAGAAACACACAGCATGAGCTATCAGCCTGCCCACAACAGAGTTTTTACCTGGTTGCCAAAAACAGGTACAGCTTACGGCGGACCGATCAAAATAAGTTTTGATGGTGGGTGCAGCGGCTTAAACGTGCCGGATGCTGCCGATGATTTCGGCAAGGGCAGCCAGGGGGCAATCTATTTCTGTGGCACCAAAAACAAACCGGAAGAGGCAAACGGCACCAGGGCGTCTGTGTTTGGACCTGTCGGATGTAAAGCCACAAAGGTTACTATCGATTATCAGTAAGGGGCAAAAAATGAAAATATCAAAAAAATTAAGTGTGCTGGCAGCCGCTGCAGTGCTTGCCGTGTCCCAGTCGCATGGTGTTGATACTTCCGCAGTGCTTGCCGAGACAATGGGGACAATAAAAAACAGCAACAGCGATCTGATCTATTATCTCAGCGGAATTTATATTGCTATCCAGGGGGCAGTCGATGCAATCAGCAAATACACGACAGAAAAGAACGGCAGCGAAGAACAAAAAACGCCTGCAGTTTAAAACTGTAAGTCTGGAAGGGGTATCATACCTCGCCCCAAAATCGTTTTCTTTTCTGCCATTGTCAGTTGACGAGTACCCCACATTCTGCGGTGCAGGATCAGGAATCGGTGACAAAATAATACCGGAAACAATCGGCGGTAAAAAAGTTTCCCACATCTGACATATCCATGACGAGTCGTGGTCAACGGCTTCAGATACCTTGACGGATTTTATGATTAGCAATGCCATGTTCCTTTTTAATTTCTCTGTGTACCTCTTCCGTGATGGAAACTGGATGCAAAGGATTTGGAGGACGATAAAGGGCTTCGCCTATTTTCTGGCAGTAAGCACGATTGGCTATAAGATTTTTAAAAAAGAAAAGGAAAACGAAATAAATGGTGTGTCCTGAATGCGGGTGCAGTATTCCATCAGGGCAAAAAATGTGCATCTTTTGCGGATGGGAGCCAGATGACTGTTGATAGTATGATCGATCATGCCGGGAGCATGACAGGAGTGCAAAACGTAATCAACCAGCTAAAAAAGCACGAAGGATTCCGCTCACGACCTTATACAGACACAACAGGTCATCTTACCATAGGATACGGGCTTAACCTGTCCGCAGGAATCACAGAGCGACAGGCATCCATGTTGCTGGAAGAGTCGGTCCTGAAAATAAAGAACACCTTGCAGCATGTAATAAAATGCTGGTCAAGTCTCACCCCGACAAGACAAAGTGTGCTTACCAACATGGCTTACAATCTCGGCATTTCCGGACTGTTAAAGTTTGAAAAGATGCTAAAAAAGATGGAAGCAGAAGACTACGCAGGGGCTGCTGATGAAATGCTAAACTCATTATGGTCTGTGCAGGTAGGGAACCGGGCAATGGAGCTGTCGGAGCAAATGAGGGCTGGCAAATGTATATTTTAAAAGCAATGCCTTATATCTGTGCCGGGTATGTATCGTGCGGCATGTGTAATGACACCCTGCCTGGATTTATGACTGAACACGCCGGGGAAATATTGATATCAGAAAAACACCTGCAGGATAATATTGAAAACATCGAGACAGCAATAAAAGACTGCCCACAGTCTGCCTTGCAGCTATCAACAGCCCCATGAACAAATAAAAAATAAACGGGTATCTAGCGATATGTCAACGTATGTCAATTACCAATACGCCAACAAATAGCTAAACACCCGTTTTTACTGGCTGGGGGACAGGGATTCGAACCCCGATAAGCGGAGTCAGAGCTAGTTTGACGTTTTTTATCTGCCTTTATTCCAGTATGTTACTGGGTGGTCTTGTGGCATACTGTCAATTACCTTTTTTGTCCCTGAGTTTTCTGCCCTCATTTCCCACAAAATCAAGGCTCACGTTGGTGTATATCTTATTTGTTGTCTCTATGCTTGCGTGACCCAGTATCCGCTGCAGGGCATGGGGATTCATTCCGCTTTGGGCTGCGATTGTCGCAAAGCTGTGGCGTAACAAGTGATGGTTAACCTCTCTTTTTATTCCTGCCTCTTTTGCCGCTCTTTTTAACGGCTTCCACATGGTTGTGTATTTTCCTCCTGTTTTTTTGTTTATCGTCAAGTATCCGTCCGGGTGGCTGTCCATGGCTTTTGATAGCACTTTTGCAAACCTGTTGGACATATACGGGACAGTCCTATATTTCCCTCCTTTTCCCAAAAAAGTAAAAGTCTCGTTGTGCTCGTTTATGTCCTCTGCTTTTAGGCTTGTCGCCTCGGCGATCCGTAGCCCGTGATCTGCCATGAGTAAAAATATCAGCCGGTACTCTTCTGGAATCTGTTTGTAGATTGCGTCTATTTGTCTTGTTGTGAGCGGTCTTTTTGGTTTTGCTGTGGTCTTTTTTTTTGGGTATCTTGGCAGGCGGAATGGGAGTGGTTGGCAGTGTCCGTTTTCTGCTGCCCATTTTAGCAGGGTGGAAAAATAGTTCAGGTGTTTGTTGATTGTTGCCGGACTGAGACCGTCTTTTGACAGTGTATCTCGAAAGTTGTTGAGGAGTGACAGGTTAAGGCTTGATGGTTGCAGATTGCCAAACCAGGGGGCGAAATAGAGGTCTATTGAAAACCGGATATCTTTTATCGTTCTTTCTGCGGCTTCCGACGTGTACCAGTGCAGGAACGGGACAAACAATTCTTTTATTTTCGGGGCTGAACTCCTGACCTCTTCCGGGCGTTTTTGCCTGATGGCTGCCTCGAATGCTGCCGCATCCTCAAAACTGCCACGGAACGCCGGACGCTGGCGGTTTTTTCCGTGTCCTATATCTATTTGCCACCATCCTTTCCCTTTTGTTGGATGGGGTCTCACGCTCATTTTATGACGTATCTTATTGGCTGATCGTCCTCTTGTTTTGCTGCCGGGTTCCTTTTTACCGGGTTTTGTTTTCCGTCTATTGCCTCCATTGCTTTCCGCCTGAATTGTAGCGGGTCTGCGATGTTTTTTATGGGCGTATGGATGCCGCCTGTTCCGTTTATTGTGATTGTGCCAAATCCGAACACGTTACCAGCGAGACCTTGATTTACTGCAAAGCTTTCAACTTTTTGATGGTTTAGCTCGATTGTTGATGTTCTTAAAAATCCGGTCTTGGCAATGATTCTGCGTGTTGTTACTGCTACCTCTGTTGATTTTGAGACTATGAGAGCCCTTACCGTAAAAAAAATAGCAATCGGGGCAATGATTACAACTACCGGGGCAGCTTCCGAATCAAACATTATAGAAATAGATAAAAACCAGAATATGGCAGCAGGGACATAAACAAACCAGTGGACCTTTCCCCGGTATAAGACTTTCTCGCCGCTCATTAAATTGTTTTCTACATATCCCATTTTGTCCCCGGATTGTTAAATAGTTTTTCTGTTTATGCCGATACTATCTTGCTATCCTCTGCATTATCAACACCACTGCTCTTTTTTTTAACTCTTGCAATGTACTCTTTAAAGCTTGGCATGTCGTCTCGTAGCTGCTCGTAAAACAGCAAGGCTTGCTCACTGTCGTTTGTAAAATAGTTATCCATCCATTCCACTACCCATTTCAGGTGGGGGATTGATACGGTTGCCCGTGTGCTGTTAGCGGTGATTCTTTCTGCCGCCTCTTTTGTCCCCGGATGGATTGTTGCTGCGATATTGTCCGGCTTTTCTTTTATAAATTCTTTCCCGGTCAGCAGCCAGTCCAGGGAGACCTTCCCCACCTCTGCTATTTTTACAAGGGCTTCTGCTTTTTGGTGGACATCTCCGAGTTCGTATTTGCTCAAGACGTTTCCTTTCAGCCCCACAATGTCGCCAAGCTCAGTCTGTGTCATTTTAATGCGTTTTCTCACAGACACTATCCGCTGTCCTATTTCAACTCTTAATTGTGTCATACCAATATGATAAAGCATTAATCTATAAAATGTAACCTATTCCACAAAGCAGAGAGCAAAAACGTGATTGTTTATGGATATCAGCCCATACAGCCAATGCAACACAGAAACTATATAAAATGTGGAATTAAACATTGACAACTCTATGTGGCATGGTGTAGGCTTCTCCGTAACATAGAAACAAAAGGAGCACACACAATGGATTTAGGAAAAAAAATAAAAGAATCACGGAAGAGAGCAGGATACACCGGCTCTACACTTGGAAAACGTATCGGAATCTGTAAGGCTGCTGTTTCCAAGATAGAAAACAACGAGTTAAAAAACGGTCCTACTCCTGATGTCCTTATCAGGATCGCCAAGGCTTGCCATGACGTGAGCATTCTTACAGAGTTTTGTGGAGCTTGCCCCGTGCGGGCTCAGATCATCCTGCGGCAATTTCCTGAACTTAACAATATCAAGACAGATCCTGCTGTCATTGCTTCCAGATTGCGAAAGGAAATGGTGGAAGGGGCTGCCGCTCTTGACGTTCTTACCGAGCGTTTTTCTGACAAGGATTTCCAGCAACGGCATGATTATCTGGAAGTTTTTGAAAGAGAGATGGAACAGGTAATTGATGTCAAGCGGGGTATTGAGATTCTGGAATTTGAGCTTGTCATGGCAAGTGTGCATTCATGCCAGGAATTAAAGCGGATTTATGATCGGCAGCAAATTAAGTGCGAGGCTCACGGGCATCATGTATGCCCTGGTGCTGCTGCGGCATGAGTGAACTTACTGAATTAAAAAAAGAGCTGTGCGAAATAAAGTACATGCTTTCCCAGCTTCTCCGCCAGTCTGCCCCGTTTTCTCTTTCGGCAAATGAAAAGGCACAGATCATGGCGGAGGCTATTAAAAAATCGGAGCAAACAGGAGACAGGAGCTATGTTCGAAAAGCAACGGCTGAAATCAATGCTTAGGGAGTGGATACTCCCATCGGTTGTCGTCTTTGTTATGTCTGCCATGGCGATTGTGGCTGTGGTTGACTCTATGAGTGCACAGTTTGGTTGGCATCCATGAGCGAGTCACGGATTCCGGATCAGACTATTTCCGTCAGATTGCCACGGAAACAGGGCAAAATTCAACACAGTTTTATACCTAAAATAAGGGTGGAATTGTTTGGGGCTTATCAGTTCCGGACAAATCACAACCGGCTTAAACGCAACTTTTACCCGAGACCGCCAAGCAGGACAGAAGAGCGGCGGCAGTGGTATCAAACAATGTTCCGGCTGCGGCTTGATGGCAGGTGGTACGGCGAGAGGAAATATACTTTTCTTGACCGTGCTGCCATTGCCGGATTGTTGCTGGATGCCGAACAACTTACACAGATCAGGGGCAGGAAATGACAGTAAATGACGTTTTACAAGCAAATAGGCGTAACATACACGCCAGGCATAGTGATTTGAAAATCAAGCAGCAGATCGCCAGTGCTGCCGGAATCCTGATTGATTCTGCGGAGCCGGTTTACGACACTTGTCATGGTGCGGAGATTTGCGAGTTTGTGATTCCTGCGGAAAATCTTGAGGGGCTGCGTACCGCTTTGATGTCTGTCCAGGAGTCTTTGACATGAGTGACGACAGGATAAAATGCCAGATGCAGCGGGGGAATTTTGTAAGCAAAAAATGGTGTCTTGCAGCCATGTCTGACCATTGCCGTCGGTATGCCTGTGAGCACTATACAGGCAGGGAAACAGCGAGATATACAGAAAAGGCGGAGGCTAAGAAGTGAACGAAGTTATCAACCCGTATAAACGATTTCAGGGGGTTTTTATCCCCAATGCTATCATGGAGTGTCGGGAGATTACCCAGTCTGAGAAACTTGTGTGGGGGCGGCTGGCTCAGTTTTCTGGAAAAGATGGTGAGTGCCATCCGTCTATGGAGCAGATTGCTGATGGTGTTGGGATATCTGAGCGGCAAGCAAAACGAGCAATAAAAGCACTAGCTGAAAACGGCTTTATAATGATCGTAAAGCCGTCTGGAAAAGAACGGCTGATGCACTGGCGAAACCGGTATCTTTTTCTCGATCATCCTTGTTTTTCTGGCTCTGGAAGTGTTGACCAAAACGCACCCTCCGGAGGTGACACCAGTGTCCCCTCCGATGGTGTCGTCAGTGTCCCCTCTAAGGAGGTGACACCAGTGTCCCCTCCTAGAAAGAGAATCATAAAAGAGAATCATATAAAGAGAGAAAGAAAAAAGGAGGGGACAAACTTTGCACTTTTTTGGCAGTTGTATCCAAAGAAAAAGTCAAAGGGAAACGCCAGAAAAGCATTTGAAAAACTCGGTCCAAGTCAACACCTCTTTGAAAAAATAATGGATGGGCTTAATGCTGCTGTAAAATCGAAAGATTGGGAACAGGATGGCGGCAAGTGGATTCCGTATCCTGCCACCTGGCTCAATGCCGAAGGGTGGGAGGACGAACACGACGACACCCCACCGGAAGTGATTGATTACAAACGCAGGGCAAAGTTGAGGGCTGCAGACCGGGAACGTCGGCGGTTGCTCAAAGAGAAAAACAAGGCACGGCTTGAGGCAAATCGGTCATGTTGAGAGCTATGCCAAGTGTGCAGACTACGCTTACCCCTGCAGAGATTATCGGCGTTGAGTTCCGGCATAAGTTTTTGGCTCATTACCGGATCTGTTGTGCTGAGAGCAATTCTGGCGAGTTCCCGCACTCATGGCTAAAAAAAGAATTTACGGCAGAGGAGCGGCACCGGGTTGGCGAGATATTGGCAGATTTGCGGGATAATGGTTTTTATCCTGTTGGACTCACTGAGCATGGGCAGATCAGGTGGTTTACCTCGCTGCAGCCTGTAGTGACCACGCTGCTGTTTGATAACTTGCGAGAAAACCCTATAACCGACATGGAAGAGGAAAAGCGGCTTGCCAGGGGTGGGTATCGTGAGATTGCGTATCAGGAGAACTTATGAAAAAGTGGACGAAATACGGGCAGCCTGTAGAGCGTGATCTGCTTGTAAAAATGCTTGGTCTGCGGACTCACAACCAGCTGTACTATGCTGCGACTGCTGTTGAGAGTAACGAGTATAGCGTTTTAAAGTCGTATCTTGCTGAAAAAGGCGAGAATAAAAATAATTTTATTCTGTGGGAAGGTGATTACTTGACACTCTCCCAGGTTGCTAAAATTTGCGGGATTGAAAAGGGTACGTTGTCGCAGCGGATAAGACGACATGGGATCGACTGCGAAAAGACGTATTTTCCGGGCAGGATGCCGAACCACATGCGGCTGCCATCTGGACACGGTGCGAGGTTGGTGGGCAAGACACGGTTTCGGAAGCGGGACGAATCTGGTTGGAATGGGCTGGGCTGTGCTCCGAGAAACAAAAACGTGGCAAAGATAAAACTGGGGACATGGGAGCAAGCACAAATTGAAGCTGAAAACAGGTAACAGAATTAGCATACATTGCCTTGCCGGATACAGACGGGGCTGTGGGGTGGGCTGTTGGTGCTGTGTGGGTGTTGGACGGGTGGAAGCGTGAAAGGTTCGAGACCGTTGAAACGTAATGAGGTTGAGGGATTGCGGGGGATGTTTGTTGGTGTCATGGGATGTCGTAATCTTGCTTTTTTTCTGCTGGGAGCTAATACCGGTTTTCGGGTGTCGGAGCTGCTTGCGGTCAGGATCTGCGATATCCTTAATGATGATGGGTCGATTGTTGATGTTTTGACGGTCTCGAAAAAGAACATGAAGGGGAACAAGTCAAGTCGGAGTGTCCGTCTGAATGCTCATGCTAAAAAAGCGATTGCTCCATGGTTATCGATGTTGAGCAGGTTGGGGCATGTGCAGTCTTCTGACCCTGTTTTTATGTCTATTCGCGGTGACGGAGCGATAGGACGGATTCAGGCTTGGCGGGTTTTGAATAAGGCGTACAAGCTGGCTGGGCTTACCGGCAAGCTAGGGACTCACGCAATGCGGAAAACATTTGCTAATAATGTGTATGACCATCTGCTTAACAGATCAGCGGCAGGTGAGCCGATAGATGCTTTCCGGGTGACGTCCAAGGCGTTGGGTCATGCAAGTATTGACTCAACAGACAAGTATTTATCGTTCCGCACTGAGGAAATTGACTCAACTATTGATGCGGTGGGCGTGTGAAAAGGAAAACACATCTGACAGTCAAAGATATGCAAGCACGATTTTCTGTTAAAAAGCCTGATACTGTTTATGCCTGGGCTAAAAGATATGCAGACATACTGCAGCCGATGCGGATTGCCGGACGTTTGATGTTCGACCCGGTAAATGTTCGGAAATTTGAACAGACCATGAGGGTTTATAAATGAGCAAATTGAAGATGTTTACCGGAAGTGTGCCGCCGTGTTTCCATTGCGGCGGCAGTGCGGAGTGGGCTGAACATGGGGACGCTGATGGGGGACAGCAGCTTTTCAAGTTGTCTTGTACTTGTTGCTCGTTTGAAACGATGCCAATGACAGAGGCGTGTAGCGGTGCGATGTTTGAGCACTGGGTGTTTGGGGTGCCGGTGGCGGTTTATGATTACGAGCTGCGGAGGGTGTTGACGGCTGCTGAGTTTTATAGGCGGTTTGGGCGTGTCCATGGTGTTGCTGTGGCATCTGGCAGCTGACGGCTATATATTTTATAGAGGTTTAAGATGGAAGCACAAAAACAAATGGAAGGGATATGGACACTGGTAACGCCAGATGGAAAGCGATATCACGGTTATGACCCTCTGGAGTGCTGTAGGTCTGAGCATACAGACAGAGTGATGGCAGCTGGTACAAAAAAAGGACAGTTGGAAATTTTCGATGCTCTGGAAAAACGATATGAAAAGAAAGTGGTTGATGTATGGAAAAAGCCGAAAGGCGAATGTCCTGATGGAAATTTGATTGTTGAGATCGATTTGAAAAATGGTGACTCTGATATTGCTATCGTATTTATAGACGATGATGGGGAAACATTGCACCACGCAGATGATAATGAAGATGTTTATACTGCTTGGTGTTGGTCTGATGTTAGCAGGTATGCTGTTTTGGATGATTTGTTGGCGGTAAGATAACGATCAAGCTCAGGGGATTTTTGCAATTTAACCGATAGAGGTAATTTTAAAATGGAGCCAAAGGATAACCCACATATTAAGCCCGAAGCCGGGCGTGCAAAAATTCCCTTGCAGCGCATTGTTATGCAATGGATTGACGTTGATACTGCTTTGCCCCCGCATAGCAAAAAGGTGATTGCGATATATAAAAACAGCCACGGAAACAAGAGAACAATTACCGCTGAAAGGATTTTGGCATTTACCGAGGAATGTCGATGCGAACATGATGATTGTGGTTGTGAATATAGCGATCTGAAAGACGAATATTATTTCCCTGCTGGTTGGTATGAAGTGTGCGAAAACCATTGGGACGGTGCTTTTATTTGCCCTGTTGTTGATGGTAAAATTACCCATTGGATGCCACTACCACCTGAGCCTGGGCATCAACTTAAACATGATTGTCGCTTGAACGTTGATGTGGCAGGTAAATGTTTTATTTGCGGAACAACTGTTCAAGCATAACTCATAATTGTACCGACTACGCATTTTACGGATTACTTATCTGTAATATTATGACACTAATACCATGCAAAAAATACGGCTGTGGCAGCGTTGTTAGTATATTGGACGGGTATTGTGCCAAACACAAAAGGCATGGAAAAAGCCGGGAGTTATTGCAAAAAGAAAAGTCTACTGTCAGTTTTTACAACTCTGCAAAATGGAGATTGTTTGCGAAAAATTATAAGCAGTTGAATCCTCTATGCGAAAAATGTTTGCAAATTGGAAAGACAACAACAACATACTGCGTTGACCATATCATTGAGATAAAAGACGGCGGAGATCTTACCACAGACGATAATGCCATGTCGCTGTGTCGTAGCTGCCACAGCAAAAAAACAGCAAAAGAAAAAACAAAAAGGGGGAGGGCGGGTTGAATCTCTACAACTTAAAAAGG